AGGCGGCGAATGAACTGTGGCAGTCCCATGTTGAACCTGTGATTGACAAGTTCGCCGACGCTGGCGACTCGACGAGCGACATCGCTCAGAAGATTCGCGAGACTCCATCTGAGATTGACGTCGCCACCCGTCCAGCTATTCAGAAGAAGATTGACCGTCTCGCGAACGTTTTCGACCGCGACATGACCGTCAAGGAGATGAACGCGAAGGTCACCGAACTGAACGCTGACCCTGCCGTAAATAAATACTATGAGATGAATGGCTCCGCGCGCGCCCAAGCTCTCAACGCCGACCCCACCCTCCATGGCAAAGTCGTCGCCCTGGATGAGCTGCGCGAGAAGATGTTCGACACCATCTCGAACAATTGGACCGATGAGGGCGGTGCGATGTTCCGCGAGGCCCGCAAGGATTACGGCTCGCTCCGCAACGTGGAGCAGAACTTCCGCGAGGCCAAGGTCCCGACGCCGAAGCCTCTCTCGACGCGAATCGCCAACACCGCCCGCGTCTCCATCTCACCCCACGCCGCGACCGAGTATCTACGCAATCCTGTGAGTACGTTGCTCGATTTGAATAATCCGAACCGGCTCGCGGCGAAGGCGGTCAACAAAGCGGGTCAGGTTGGTGAGGGAATTCCCGCGCCGCCAAATCTCCCCCAGTATGGGACGCCTATTGGACCGACCGCGCCTCAGTACAGCACGCCGGCAGGACCCGTACCTCCACCGCCTCAATTCCCCTACGCTCCCGCAGCGCCTATTCCCGCGCCGCCGTCACAGCCGGGATTCTCGCCCGTTCAGCCTCCCACACCAGGCACGACGGGCTGGAGCAATGTCGAGGCCCCGGTCAAGCAGGGCGCGGAGCAGCGCAATCTCTGGGGACGTCCAGTTGCGACGGGCTCGACTGAAACCGTTCCGGGCGGGATGATTGTCTCGGCGCCCCCAGCAGGCCTCGTGAAGCAGGAGTTCGGGAAGATCGGTCTCTCTGACCTTGTGACGCCGCGCCAGTCAACGACGCTCGAGACCCTGATGCGCGGCCCCCGATGGAAGGACATGGACCGCGCGGAGCGTGTCGCTGCCGTGAACGATATCTTGGGCCGAGGAGCGAGCGCATCAGGCGGAGTCATTCAGATGGAGACCGACTCCATGGGCATCCGCTGGGCCAAGTCGGGGCAGTACCGAGTCTCGATTCCAAAGAGCGTCCCCGACGCGGATATCGAATCCTACGCGCGGCCGAAGCTCGAGGAGCAAGCACGAATCCACAAGGGAATCAAATAGAGGAGGAACAAACAATGAACGTCCAACAGATAGCTGATTACCTGAAGCTGCACTGGATTACAGTCATGGCGCTGGGAGCGGCGGTGTGGAACTACGCTTCACCCACCGTGACTGCCTACGTCGCCTCTCATCCTCATGCGTCGTTCTGGTATGGGCTCGCAGGTGTCGTAGTGGCGTTCTACATGAAATCTCCGCTGCCACCTGCTGCGCCAAAGCCGTGAAAGACTTCGTTGAGCGCCACTGGGGAGATTTCATCGCCCTATATCTGCTGCACATTGGCGTGCTGATTGTGTGGCTGGCGCACAGCGACGCGGATATCGCTCATACAGGAGAAGCTCTAATTGCTACAGGGCTCGTTTCGCTCCGGTTCAAGGGCCGAGATGTACCATCGAAAGACGTTGCACCTCAAGGGAGTTAGCCACATAATTAACGCCAATGGACCCCACGGCCCAGCAGGTAGGAATCGGTGGCACCCTTTTTCTAGCAGCTTTGGGAATACTCCTGAAGTTCAAACCGTGGGAGCGCAAGAATGGCAATGGGAATGGTCACGGGGTGGACAAGCTGACGGAGAAGCGCCTGACGGACTTAGAGATTGGGTTGAAGGAAGCGAAGGTGAAGCAGCACGACGTAATCATGCCGGCGCTCAGATGGCACGACCAACAGATCGTGGACTTAGGCGGAGAGCGAAGCGAGAGCCTGAAAAGGTAGGGGGCTATGTGGAGACAGCAGCATGGGGAGCGGTAATCACAGCCTTTATCGGACTCATCGCTTTGATGTTCCGGTTGACGGTGAGTTCTTTCCGGCGAGAGATACACGAACTCAGGAAGCACATAGACCAGGAGAATCTTGAGGCCGACAGGAAATACTTCAAATTTTACAAAGAGTTCATACAGCTTCGCATTAAGTTGGCGAAGCATATGGGAATCAACGGAGACTAGGAGGCAACATGGGCGGCGGTCATCGACCTGGAACAGCATTCAAAGTATTGTGCTCAAGCAATGTTCAAAAGGTGGTGCGGTTCATCTCTGAGGAGGTGACGATTTCGGCTTCTTTCGACAAGCAGGAAGATGCCGACTACTTCCAGAGCAAGATCGGAGTTGAAGGTGTGGTTTCTTTCAGTTTCCCTGCTGGCGGCGATATGGCTGGCGAGGCGAGCACCGAACCGCAGTCCGGCGATTAATATCTGGTTCGAGGTTCAATTCATCGGCAACGCCGCAATCGAGGCGTGCCAGTGGATTCTCGGCTGGCAGCATCCCATCTACACGTTCATCTACATGGGATTCACGGCCCTTTTCCTCATAGCCTCCGCGATTGTGGTGTGGGAAGCATGGAACATGCCGCAATACTCGTAGAAGGGCTATCACTGGCACTGCTCGGCTCACTGGCACTGCTCAAGCGAAGAAAAGGGATTGTAGCCACGCTCGGACTCTTGTGGATTGGACTGGCCCTGTTCGACTTCTCGCTTTTACTATTCCCTAAGTGGGAGACGTGGCGGGACATGGGTTCCTACTGGATATTCATCACCGCGATGCTGTGGATTAGAGTAAAATCTCGACATGGAACTCCTGCTAAGACGCTCTCTGCCGATAGCACCTAATGCGCTACCCGGAGAGTTATTCCTCGACGGTGTTCATGCCGCATGGACACTTGAACGAATAAGCGTCGCTATTCCCACCGGACGTTATCAAATTACCCTCTATCCGTCTCCTCATTTTGGGCGTGTTATGCCCTTACTAAACGGAGTTCCTAATCGGTCTATGATTGAAATTCATTGGGGCAATGCGCCTGAAGCATCAGATGGATGTTTGCTTGTCGGTGAACTTCAAGATCCCGCCACAGGAGATATCCTCAACACCCGGAAAAAGTTTGATGAATTATTTCCCGCTATAGAAGGTGCCATAGAGAACGAAGGTTGCTGGATAACAATCACTTGATAACAATCTACCTCATCACAAATCTGAAAAATGGAAAGTACTACGTCGGCAAAACGAAGCAATCGCTCACTCAGCGGTTTAAGGAGCACGTTAAGGTAGCTTATAAGTTAAACAGAGATTACCGTCGGCACTTACAGTTCGCGATTCGATACCACGGGGCGGCAGCATTCGTGATTGAACCTTTGGTTTTAACGGAATCCCAAGAAGAAGCTAATCGACAGGAAATTTTATGGATACTAATCCTAAATTCTACCAATCAGTTAATTGGCTATAATCTTTCATCTGGAGGAGACGGTTTTAATGACGCCACGGGTCAGATACGGAAGAAAATTAGCAGGACATTGACAGGTAGAAAGATATCTCCAGAAACAATTCACAAACGTTCTGCATCGCAGCGGGGCAAGAAGAGAGGCCCATATTCTTCAGAGCGCAGAGCTGCTATGAGTATCGCTAAACGCATAAAGAGATTTCATGGCCCAGAGCTACCCCCTGAAATGATTCGTGACAGAATGCGAAAAAGAATGAGTGATGCAGCCAAGGAAAGATGGACGGCCGGACGTGGTACTGAAGGTTCTCTTGCAGCACTGGTAGTAGGCAGAACTCCCGAGAACGCAGCTAACGCTCGAAAAACTTTAGAAGCTATTCCGCGAGAACAACGAATTGAGATGCTTCGACGAGCATCTAATATTCGATGGGAACGTCATCGACAGCGCCTACTTGACGCCGCTACCCCTTTATGATAGCGTAGACATACCTCTAGTCTAACGCGATTCACCTCCGCCCCCGGCGATGCCTCCACATCTCGGGGGCTTCCGCTTTTCTAGGACAGTTGATCCAGCCCGAAGTCCGTCACCTGCGGCGGCGGAGCTGCGAGCACCGGCACGTTGAACGTGTGGCTGATGGGCGAACCTGCTCCGTTCACGCCCGACACGGTGACGTTGAACGATGCCGCGGTGTCGCCGGCCGCGACGGAAGCCGTAAACTGAAGATTGCTCCCTACGGCACCGAGCGATACGAGTGGGTCATCTGTCACGACGGTAGGCCCCGAGCTGAGCGGCACACCGTTCGGCGGGACGAGACTGATCTGGAAGGTTCCTGTGGAACCTGCCTGAACTCCTGCGATTGCCATAATGAAATCTCCTTTTCGTTGAAATAGCTGAAAGTCGGTTACTGCGAAAGCCCGCTCAAGTATATCCAAGACCTTGTGAAGCAGGCGAAGAATATCCTTGTCGTCGTGGCCGAACACGCTACACCGCGCTCAAGTCTTCGATAAGTCCGTTCAGGTCGAGGCCGCTGGGCGAGACGCCAGAGACCTTAATCCAATCGGGGGTTACGATGGCGTAGGCTTCCGTAACCCATTGCTGCCAGAACTCCCATACTGTTCGATAGACCTTGCCCCAGGAATCAAGAGCGGAGCCGATGGATCCGTAGCCCTCCCAGTTCACGCAATGGCCTTCGTTCGTGGGCTTGTCATTCGGCAGGAACTTGAAGGTCGGGTCTATGCCCTGATTCAGCTCGTCCACCATCGACTGCGGAACGGTGAATCCCGTATAGATTCCGCCGAAGATGTCGATGACGGCCTTCACCATTTCGATGTTCTGAACGTCAACACTGGCCGCGCCAAGAATAATCCCCTTGGCCTTGTACCAGTTGATTACGTCGAGGCAAACTGCCCCATTGTCCGTTGCTTCCGTCCCATCGTATCCCGTGATGGCGGAGTAGTCGGAAATCGCTTCTGCATCCGTGACGATAAGTGGGCTTCCCGCTCGCGCTACGGAGCGTTGGGTCATTCGCAGGTGGTACATCGCGGCCACCGTGCAAAGGCCGATTCTATCATTGCCTAGCATCCCTAGAACGATGTCGCGCTCCCATGCCCGTACCGGGCGATATTTGACCAGCCTCATGTTCATGTGGTTGGACATCGAAGCCATCTTGAGGCTGCGAACGGCGGGGAGTTTGCCGAACTTCATTATTTCACCCGAAGCGTTTGGCCGTTGTCAGCCATAATCGCATTGAACTTTTTGATGAAGTCGTTTTTGTTCTTGGCCGGAGCAACCGAGCCGATTGCCGCTTTCATGGCCGCAGGAACGGGCGCAGGCTGGAGCTTGTTGCGGATGCTGTTCAGCGTGGAGATGAGCAACGTCAAGCCGAGCTTTGCCGCTGAGAGGACGGCGGCGGGGATGCTGACAGGGAGCGCAGCGAGAGCTTGAGTGAGTCCACCTGAGAGCGCGTCGAGCGTGGCGATTACTTTGTCGAGGCGGGTTACTTGCGGGTCGGTGGAGTGCTGGTAGAGGTTTATGGCGTTCTGCACAGCGGCCCACAGGTTGTCCACCGTGGTAGCGATGGCCGTGAACGGTCCATCCACGATAGCCGCGATGCCGTCGAACGCCGCCAGCCCCACCGGAACCCAGGTGGTGAGGTTGTCGAGTGCGCTGCATCCTTCGAGTGATACTGAAGCGCCAGCCAAAGCCAGCCCTAATCCCCCATAGACCAAATGGCCGTTAAATTGTCTGCGAGATAGATTCATAGAAGCTCCTTATTTAGATTTGTACTACTTTGAACGTGCCCTTACCACCAGAAACTTTTACGCCCGTACAGCGCCCCCAACCTCCACAGCAGCATCGCCCAGCCGGTCAAGGTTCTCACTTTGCCCTCCGCCCTTTCAGCAAACCATCGTAAATCATCAGCCGATGTTCCCAATCCTTTAGCGGAACCGCGTTGATTTTCCAGTAGCACATCTGATTGAACGCCTCTTTGTGCGAGAGAGTAGTAAGAACGACATCCCACTTTCGCTTTCCGCGCCTCCGGTGCTCACAGCAAAATAGCTTGAAATCACGCTTCATTGCGGCACCTCAGGCTGTGGCTTGGCGGTATCGCCAGAAATGTGAATCGCTTCGCCTGTTGAGCAAGTGCAGGTCAATGTACCATTTTCATCCGGGTGACACTCGCAGTCTCGTGGAGGCTGTGGCTTGCAGGTGGCTTCCCCTGTCTCGGTGTTGTATGCCGAGCAAAGGGGGATAAAGGGGCCGCTAGATGAAGGATTCTCACATTGGCCTGTTACGCCATCGAACATCAGGCTAGGGCACACTTTCTCGACTATCGCCTCAAATTCTTGGTATGTGCTCAGCGGCATATAGACGCAGGGTTCACCATTGCAATGGGGAATCTTTGACTCAGGCGCTGGCTGTGGCTTGGAAGCGGCGACGGGCGGCTCACACTGATACGGTTTGGCTGCACGGCTTGGTGAAAGTGATGCCATACAACCGTCCTTCCATCCGCGCATATAGGCGGTTTCGATAGCCTCTCTAGCGTCGTCCTTTGTCGCTGGCGCGCTTCCCTTGCTGGGCTTCGGGGCGGGGGCGGACGGCGAGTCAATGCATTTCCAATCCGGTGGACCGCTTAGATACTGGCCCACTTTTTTGCATCGCTCGATGGCTTGGAAGGCGCGCTCCTCGGTGCAGCCAATCGAAAGCCTCTTGTTAGAGGCGTCTACAACAGGGCAGTTGAAAAAGAACGTCCACCCATCTGGCGCGGTGATGCTGATGTCGTTGTCATCAAACGCGAATAGTTGGCTCGTCGTGTAGCCAGCGCGGGCCGCTGGCGGCTTCGCTGCGTCGATCTTGGCTTGCTCGGCGCGGCCACGCGAGTTGCCAATTTCTAAGCCCACTGAATAGCCATAAAACACGGAGCCGGTAACCAGCAGAATTAGCGGGAATAGCGCCCACCAGGGAAAACCTTGAAACTTCGTTCTCTCGTTCATTCGGACTTCCTTTCCGGCTGGCTGGCACGCGCCTTGACATGCCTTGCCATACCGCTCACCGTAAACCAGAACTTCGCTTGCGCCAAAGCAGAAATAGCGCCTTCGTAATCCTCGGTGACAAATTTGGCCAGCGCAATATCCTGCCAGAATCGAATGTTCCGCGTTGCCTTGAAGCCCCACCACAGGCGCACGGGCAGCCATGCCTTAGATAAATCCACGCTTTTCATTCCCGGCCAAATCTCAGGATTCTCAGATTCGATGCTCACTTTTCCCCTCCACCGTCCCGCACGGGGCCGCGCTCGGTCATGCCGCACTTCCCGCTGGAACTCCGCTATTGCCAACAAATCCATGCCAGCCACAAACGTCGTCCTGCTCTTGGATGGACGGCGAGAGCGACAAATCATCTAATCCGCTTCCGCTCGCATTCCAGCGGACAGTCTGACCGTCTTTGTTTTTGCCTAAGTGCTGTGGCACAGGACTGCCGGCAAAGTAGACCTGCACTCGATGCGTTCCTACTGGACCGCCGTTCTTTGCGAATGCTTTCGGGCAGAGGAAGTGAATACCATGAGCCTCAGCAAAGGAATCTACGCGCTGGAAATAATCCACAGGAATCGCAACGCCTCGTGCAGCCATTTCTTCTTTGCTCTCCATGCGGTAGGCAATGAATTGCCCATCAAGTTCTCTAAGTGTTGGCATCCCGTTTTTCCTTCGCTGCGCCGCTGACTGGGGAGTCGGCCAGCGCACGGATGGCCTTCGCTACTTGGTCACGGTTCCACGACCAATTCATATCCACCGGCGGTCCAATTTCAACGCACTGCGCCGCCTTCTCGAACGCCGCACGCTCGGCCCGTGCGACAAATGGTGCAAGTTCATTTTTCATATACTCCGTGACGCAACCGCAACCCGGTTCGTGACAACCACCCGCATACCACTTTTCCCAACCTACTTCTAGCGCCAGCTCTAGCGGAGTAAGATTCGGCTTTCGCGGCTCCGCTTGGAGCACTGGCCGCTCGGCTGGCTTCTCGGCCAGGGCGGCATTCACGCCAGCTTGGAGCAAGCGCCCCATGTTCGCTTTATTCCAATGCGTAAATCCGCCATTCACAAGGCGCTGGTATTCTTTAACAAACTCTTCGGCAATCGTAATCGCCGAATCCAGTGAAAGCTCGCTCATCGTTCGCTCACCCTTTCCGCGCCGCTCCTCGTTCCAAAAGATTGACTATCCGAATCAGGGCCATCACAACCACTTTCCTGTATGGCCCCGTTGCCGCGCCATCGCCCAATATCTTTTCTGCTTGGAGATATTCCTGATACGCCCTGCTCACCCGCTGTTTGTCAGTCATCTCTCACCTTCCTTTCCGCGTCCTCGCCAGCAAAGTAACGGTTACGCGCACCTTGTCGCCTTCACGAGCAACCGGATGCATCTTCCAGCCCAAATATACAAATCTAGTTCCCGACTCAGTTTGGCAAATGAAGGATTCGTGAGTCTCCCGCACCTGCTTCTTCCTCCCGCGCTGCCCCGCTTTGATTGGAGGGGTCATGGGCGAACTCCCAGGATCGCGGCCAGCCGGTCAGCTTCCCATTCCTTACGAAGCAACCCGAATTCATCCACTAGCGCCCACAACTTCTCTTCCCGCTCCTTCGCTGCTGCTATGTGCGGAGCCAGCGCGTCGGCTCGAATCATCACTGCTGCGCGAGCTATTTCGCTTTCAAATTCAAGGGCTTCACGCTTCCACTGTCCGCGCAACGCTTCAAGCCCGCCCGCCGCTCGTTCGCCGGTGCTCATTTACTGGCCTCCAGTTCCACGATTCGCTTGCACTCCCGCATCTCCTCTTCGTCCGCAAAAGCCTTCCTGCGCTCAAGCCACTCGGCGCAAATGTGATCTGGATTCGTGGCGTTATGCCACCACTTCGCCTCTTCCAGCCGCACGGCCCTGAACTCTGCGGCAAGCTGCGATCTGAATAATTCCTGCCATTCGCCGGGCATTTCGTTTATCGCGGCGAACCTTCGGGTAAATTCCCGCGCCCTCGCTAAGTCCACGTCCGGTTTGTCAGGCATGGGGCA